CCCATGCTCTTAATAAGATTCTTTTAATTCCCCCAGTTGCTTGTAAATCTCCACAACCTATTGCTAAACCTGTATCTATTGCCATTTTATTATTATTTTATTGATTATAAAAAGTAATTAAGAGAGTGTTTTTACACACTCTCTATTATTACATTATTGTTATATTAAAAGTCCCCACTGAACAAGAGAAGAGTATAAGTACTGAACTCCTAATTTAAAGTAACCTCTGAAGAACATTTTTTCTTCTAAGTCATCATAGAAAACTTTGAAAGAACCTTCAGGGTCAGTTACATCAGAACCAATGATTAAGTTTTCAACTGCACAGTAACATATACCATTAGAAAAGTTAGACCCACCATTTGCAAATAAGTCAGGGTTAGTATCTGCTAAGATAGTATCCCATTCGTACATAGCCACAATCTCAACACCTCTAAACATTACTTTAGGCGCTCCATCTACTTGGTTAGAAAGTGCTAAAGAAGAACCATTACTTTCTAGGTTTGCCATATAAGCATTGTAAATCTGTGGAGTTACAAAAAACTTTTTATCTTGAGCAGGTACTTGTTGTAATGCTGCTGCTGCACCATCATAAACATTAGTAATTAAACTTAGTGCATCTCCAGGAGTTGGGTCTGCTGCAGTTCCATCAAAAGTTATTACAGTTTCAGCCTTCATTAATTCCATCCAGCCATCAAATACACCATATCCTGCTACTGCTGCACCACCTGTCAATGCTGAATCATCTCCCCATGCTAATCTTACTACATCAGAAGCGATACCATTTACTGCTCTGTTTACGATTGCATCTGATAATTGAGTTCCCTCAATATTGTTAACATCTACACCATTTTTGTACATTTCTTCAATGTAAGTTCCGTAAAACTCCTCACTACATTGCTCTAAAGCAACTCTACATCTTCCTGCAGTAATTGTTTTATTGTCAATATTAAATTGTGTTGTTCCACTTGCTGTAGTACATCCTGTTTGTTTTTCTACTATTTTAGTTAGAGCAGCAGAAGTGTAAACATTCATTTTATGTTTTACATTAGGAATAACTCTATAGTTACGCATAATATCATCACTTCTAAATACTGGCTCATAAAATATTTCATTTAAACTTGCACCATTATATGACGCGAAAGTTCCTTTATTTGCTACATTTGCCATTTTATTTTATTTTTAGTTATTAAATTTATTTTTGATTCTCTCTGCCATTGCATTGTAAAAACCTGCATTAGCATCTTCTTTTTTGTTCTCAACTACAACAGGGTCTGCTTCAGTTACAATCTCAGTACCTTTAGCATCTGCTTTGTTGATTTTAGCGTTTAACGCTTCAACTTCTTGTGTCAAAGTTTCGTTAGTTCCTTTTGAAGCAACTAATTCTTCTTCTAACAAAGAAATCTTGTTTGATAATTCAATGTTACTAGACTCAAACTCAGAAATTTTATTTTTTATCTCATCATTATCTCCTAGATTAACAGTTATCGCAGTTTGTTCAGCAACATCTGCAGAAACTTTTACATCACCTTTTACAGCAGTAACAATCTCTTCAACTTTGTTGTTAAACCATTCTTTTAACTCGTTAGTCATTTTTTTGTTATTTATATTAATACTTAATTTATTCTGTATTTCTTCCTGTGTGATATTCTTAAACTTAGAAACATCATACTTCGCAGCAACTTTAATAGAATCAGAGATAGTATCAATAAAACCCATTTCAAATGCTTCGTTAGCATTTAACCAAGTTTCTTCATCCATCATCTCTGCAAGAGCATCATAAGATAATCCTGTCTTTTTTCTATAAATGTCTGTCAGTTCGCCTGTGATTTTCTCAAGAGTTTCTGCTGTCTTTCTCATATCTTTAGCCTCACCCATTGTACCACCCCAAGCATTATGAATCATAAACAAAGAATTTTCAGCCATAACAACCTCATCTGCACCAAGAGATATAATAGTAGCAATACTCGCCGCTATACCCTCAATGTAAACTGTAGTCTTAGCCTCTCTCCTTTTGATTACATTATACATCGCCATACCATCAAAAACATCACCACCTAAACTATTAATGCGTAAGTTGATTGGCGTATCTTTTAAATCTTTAATGTCAG